ACCTACATTGGAAGTCGATTTAAGTAAATTAGTTAACGTTGTGAAAGTAAACAGCGCTTCTGGGAAATATCCAATAGTTAAAAAATCTGGTAAAAAATTAACTGCCGTATCAGAGTTAGAAAAAAATCCAGATTTAGGGAAATTCTCAGCAACACCTATCGATTACTCAATCGAAACATACCGAGGACATTTAGCAGTTTCTCAAGAAATTATTGATGATGCCGACTTTGATATTTTAGGATTAGTAGCTGAAGATGCTGATTTACAAGTTTTAAATACTAAAAATGAAAAAATTGCATCTATTTTAAAAACAGCAACAGCAAAAGCTGTAACAGGGTTAGATGGAATTAAAGATGTGTACAATAAAGAAATCCCATCAGTTTACGATGTATCATTAGTTGTTTCTGACTCAATGTTTGCAGCATTAGATAAAGTTAAAGATAAAGAAGGTCGCTATATGTTACAAGTTGATATCACTTCACCTACTGGATATAAATTTGGAGGAAAAGTAATCTATAGACTTCCTGACACTGTTATTGCAGGAGCAACAGGAGAAATGAAAGGATTTATCGGAGATTTAAAAGCCTTTGTTACATTATTTGATAGATTACAAACAACAGTAAAATGGGTTGAAAATGATATTTACGGTCAACTGTTAGGAATCTTTACGCGTTTTGATGCAAGAAAAACTGACAGCGCAGCTGGATTCTATGTGACTTATACAGATGCAGTCTAGGAGGTAAACTATGAGCGAATATGTAACAGTTAGAAATTTTTTAGACACGGAAGTTAGAACAGAAGAATATCCTAAAGGAAAACTATACGAAAAAGGCGAAAAGTTTCCAGCAGAAGGACTTAAAGTAAGTGAGGAACGTTTAAGACAATTAAGCACGTATGACAATTCAGCAGGAGAGATCTTCATTAAAAAAGTAGATGAAAATAAAGAAACAATCAATCCATTTAAAGATGAAGGAACAGAAACTGAAGAAGTAAAAGAAAATGATGAAGCAACAGAAACTGAAGAAGTAAAAGAAAATGATGAAGGAACAGAAACTGAAGAAGTAAAAGAAAATGATGAAGCAACAGAAGCTGAAGAAATAACTGAAGTTGAAGAGCCAAAAACAAAAAAAGCATCAACAAGAGGGCGACGTAAAAAAGCTGATTAGCAGGTGATAATATGGATAAAGAACTGATATTGGATTTAGTTAAAGCAAAAGAAGGAATAACTACAACAATCCGCGACAATTACATCAGTCATATTATCAAAGGCACTATTGACGAATTGACACGAATTAAAGGCGTGAAGCTAGATGGAGATAATCATGCTCACGTCCTTTTCGTGGTCGATTATGCCCATTATCGTTATTGTAACAAAGATGGAGTAGCAATCCCTAGAAACTTACAGTATCGCTTAAATGATTTAATTATTAAAGATGGAGGGGGAAATTAATGCCATGGAATGACGAAGTTATTTTAATCTCTGAAGGCAAACTAATTGAAGATGATTTAGGCCAACAAGAGAAAACAAAAGAAGAACTTAAAGTTTTATGCAATGAAAAATCAGTAGGGCGCTTCGAGTTCTATCAAGCAGCAAGAGCAGGCTTTAAACCCCAATTAATTCTTGAAATACATAGCTTTGAAAACAATAATCCATTTGAGGTTATTTTCAAAAATAAAAAATATAGTGTAATTAAAGAATATACCTCCAAAGATATTACAGAATTAACTTGCGAGGAAATCAAAAATGAAAATAGATGATTTGGGTAAAGCGATACTAAAAGAAGTACAGAACTACTCAAAAGAAGTTCAAAAAGATATGGACGAAGTTGCTGATGAGGTTGCTGATGAAGTTGTAGAAAAACTGAAAAATGAAAGTCCTAAGAGTAACAGGAAGAGTGGCGGAGCGTATGCTAGTAGCTGGGTAAAGTCAAAAGAAAAAGGAAAAATAAAAATCCACAATAAAAAACACTATAGACTAACCCATCTATTGGAGAGAGGACACGCAAAAAGAAATGGTGGTAGAACAAAAGCAATGCCACATATTGAACCTGTAGAACAATTCGCAATTGAGACATTTCCGAAAAAATTAGAGGAGCGACTAGGACGATGAATAATTTATTTAATAATTTAAAACGCTTAGGAATTCCAGTTGCTTAGCATCATTTTGTAAATAGAACAACTCCTACCATTCCTTATCTAGTGTATTATACAGAAGGTAGTGAAAAAACATTGGCTGACAATAAGATACATTGGAAAGTATTAGATATGGTAGTAGAACTTTATAACACAAAAAAAGATTTGAAATTGGAAGAAAAACTGGAAAACATATTAGACGAAATGAAACTAATATACGACAAAACAGAGACATATATTTCGGATGAAGATATATATATGATTTCTTATGATTTTAAACTAGAAAACAGGAGGAAAAAATAATGGAAGAGAATAAAGTAACGTATGGATTAGAGAACGTACATTACGCAGTTATTACAGCAGAAAAGAAAGGGAAAATTGAATATGCAACTCCTAAACCTATTCCAGGTGGAGTTGAAATTTCGTTAGAGCCAAAAGGAGAAATTTTTGCGATAAAAGCAGATAACATTGATTTTTATAAAACAGAAAGCAATGAAGGATACGAAGGAACACTAAAAGTAGTTAATCTACCAGAAGCATTTAAACAAGAAGTACTTGGAGAAAAAGTAGAAGGTGGATTAACAAGTGAATATAGCAACGCAGCTAAAAACTCATTCGCATTATTATTCCAATTTGAAGGTGATGCGCACGCAACTCGCCACGTATTGTACAACTGCACAGCAAAACGTCCGAAAGTAACAAGTACAACAAAAGATGGAAACAACTACAATACTGATGAATTAAGCTTTTCAGCTTCTCCTAGATCTACTGACAAAGTAGTTAAGAGAAAAACTAATAAAGATACACCAACCGAAACGTACAATAAATGGTTTGAAAAAGTACCAGAAATTGAAGCTTCAGCGAGTGCAGGTCAATCATCAACAGGGAGGTAAATTAAATGGAGTTAGTAGTTAAAGGAATCAAATTAAAAGCAGCAGCTAATTTACCTTTTAAATACAAAGCACATTTCAGACGTGATTTTTTCAACGATATTTTAAGGTTATCTAAAAAATTTAATAAAAAAGAAGAAAATACCAAAAACCTCGATAAAAAAGAAAAGAACGTTAAAAACTTTAATAAGAAGAAAGAACATATTGATGAAATTACAGGAGCAGACATCGAAATTATGTATGACATATTTTGGACGTGTGCAAAAATTGCAGATGATAGTATTCCAGAAAAAGAAGAATTCTTCGGATTACAAGAAAATTTAACTGTAACAGATATTTTTGAAAATATTTCACGCTTATTAGAGGCAACTTTTTATACTGAAAAAAAGTAGATGAATCTGAAGATGCTTCCGATGAAGTATTTACTTCTGAATCATTTTTTATGTGTTGTAAGCAATGTGGCCTAACTCTAGATGAATTGTCAGAAATGACAATAGGAAATGCTCTTGATTATCAAACAAAATATGTAGAAATGCATAGCAATAAGAAAGAGAAAAAAGCAGTTCGGGCAACACAGAATCATTTTGATAATTTTTAGAGCGAGATTAATTAATCTTGCTCTTTTTAATAATTTAGGAAAGGAGGAACAATATGGCCAAAATTAAAGGAATAACTATTGAAATAGATGGAAATACACAAGGCTTAGAAAAAGCGCTGAAAGGTGTCGAGAAAAACACTACAAGCATTCAAAAAGAGCTAAAACAAGTAGACAAACTATTAAAATTTGATCCCAACAACACAGTTCTTTTGTCACAAAAACAAGAACTATTAGGAAAAAGTATAAGTTCTACTTCTGAAAAATTAAAAGTATTGAAATCAGTAGAAGAACAAGTTGAAGCACAATTCAAGCAAGGTAAAATCGGAGAAGAGCAATACCGAGCGTTTAAGCGAGAGTTAGAAAGTACTCAAAATGTTCTTGAAGGATACAAAGGAAAACTATCTGGAATCCAAAGCGAACAAAGTAAACTTGGTGAAAATACTAAAACTTTAGAAAAGTACTTTAACTTAACAGGAAAGAGTGTTGAAGATTTTCGACAGGTACTAGGAGACAAGTTAACTAACGCAATTAAAAGCGGAAAAGCTAGTAGTGCTGATTTAGACAAAGCACTCGAGAAAATAGGGAAAAGTGCACTAGGAAGTAAAGTAGATGTCAATGAATTTAAAAATGCTATCAATAAAATAGATGGGTCTAATGGGATTGATAAATTAGAAAAACAATTCAAGAGTTTAGATGGTGTAGTAGAAGAATCAACCAAAAAGATTGGAAAAAAACTTGATTTCCAAAATATTCAAGCTGGCGCACAAGTCGTATCTAATTTAGGAAACAAAGTTAGAGATTTCGGAAAACAAGCATTAGAAGCTTTTAACGATGTGGACAAAGGAATGGATATTATTGTATCAAAAACAGGAGCAACTGGTTCAGCGTTAGAAGAAATGCAGGAAATCGGTAAAAACATAGGTACAACTTATCACTTTAGTTTTGAACAAGTAGGAAATGCTGTCGGAGAAGTAAACACACAATTCGGCATATTAGGAGAAGATTTAAAAGAGACATCTATTTTATTTCTAAAATTTGCTGAAATAAACGGAACAGATATC